AATTTTTCAAAATATATAAAAAAAAAAAATTACCTAAAGTACATAATTATATATTTATTTGGGTGTAAATGCCCCGCAGATACCTTGGCAGAGTGGTTAATGCGACGGATTACTAACCCGTTTCCTTTTGGAGCGAAGGTTCGAATCCTTCAGGTATCGATTTTTTATCTATATATATTATATATAGATAAACAGTAACTGCGTTTGCATATTTACAACTGCTATGATTTTACCGGCCAGTGCCGAAGTTAAGTACACCCTTTGGGTGTACAACTTCGTACGGCTGTAGTTGTAAAGTATCGTAAAGTTGAGTACAATCCTCTGAAAGGATGTGTACTTAACTTCGGTACTTCACGGTAATCGGGCAGGTAAATTATAAATGCGTCATGAAAATGAAGACTACAAGGGTGAGCTGGGTTGTTTGATCGGAAAAAATTAAAGGTGTTCTATAATTTATATTATGTTAAAATACAAAATATAAGTCGAATAAATGATATTAAATCAAACAATCCTGCTTGCTCGGCTAATTAACAATAATTCGCTTACAAATCAATGTTAAAACGCTAATTTAAAATTTACTTATGTCTAAAACTTACAAAACATTACAATAGAGAGTTGGGTTGTTTGATACGAAAATTAAAGATATTTTACAAATTATATTATGTAAAAACTACAAAATATGAAGCCAAGAACACTTCGCTAAAAGGTGTGTACTTAACTTTACAGTACTTCACAGCTGAGGCCGTAAAAGTTGTACCCCTTTGGGATGTTTAACTTCTGTACATGCCACTAACTTTTATTATTATTTGCTTACCTCAGGTTCAAAACGTTGGATTATCTTGCCAATACATGGTGCTGGATCGCCGAAAATCGTATTTGAAGCACATATGGTAGAGTTTGTTGTAAAGCATTCGACCCAGTCATGTGTATACCAACCATATCTTACTTTTGTTCCGATCGGCAGATTTATAATTTCACCTTCTTTTCCACAAGTTATCCATTTTCCTTCAGTTGGTATGATATTTTCCTTAGTTAAAAAAATATTTTGGAAAAGACTCATAACATATTTTGCACTATATTGCTTATAAGCATTCCAATCGGTACGCAATGATATTATAGAACGAATATCTTTCAAAATCTGTAAGAGCTCTTCTTTTGAATCATAGATCACTGCCTTATCTCCTAAAATTTTAATATGACCACCACCTCCACATCTGCTAGTTATAATTGGTTTATTTTTAAAGGAAAATTCTGCTATATATAGATTAAAAGTCTCTGCAACACTATTTCCGTTTATCATCGCGTCACAAGTATTAATAAACCTTGTTCTATAAATTAAATTAAGATTCGATTCAATATGTATAATTCTAGGATGGTTGTAAAATTTTTCTGTATTCATGAATAAAAAGTACTTATTAGTATCATTAAGGACAATTTCTTTTATTGCTTCTTTTACGTAGTCAATATTAAAGTTACCAAATACCCCATTTCTTCCAAATACTGTTGCTTCAGCAGGTATGTTTAAATCTTTTCTCAAATCTTTTATAAATGGAGGCACCCATACTATATACGGAATAACAGGTAGGTTTGTATTGTATCTTACATTAAGCATTGGTGTGAGGCAAATATTATGGTCAGCATCTAGAACCGTGGTAGTATATACGCAATGCTTAATTGTACTACAATTTCCCCATATTTCTTTATTATCAAAATGATATATATCAGAACCACCGTGGGTCTGTGTATAAAAAAAGGAAATATTATAAGTTTCTATAATTTGCTTAATTTCTAATAAATAGTCGATTTCAATAATAGTGAACCGTTGCTTAAATCTATCAAATGATTCTCTATGGGTAAATCCTAATTCTTTAGGTTTGCTATCTTCTCTGAAGCAAACAATATAACTTTTATTGCCTAGAATTTCTTCATTATATCTAGCATAATTATATAAAGATAATTCCGTATCATCGTATGTAAAATGCCTTGCAAAAAATATAATATTGATTATTGGCAACCGTGAAATCGGTTTGGGAATATAAACATATTCATCATTATTTTTATTATTGATAACATAATCACAAATCTGTGTCATGTTCTCCACATCGGTTGCCCGATTAAGTGTTCTATGTCGATAGAAAACGATTTTTTTAGTTTTAATTTCGTTTTTCAATATTTGAGATATATTTTTTTCATCTACCCAAAAAATTTCGGCGTTATAGTTTGGATGGGTATATTTATTGGTTCGTGTTAATATATCAAAATGGTTTAATTTTATATATAGTGCCATTGCGACGTCGTCAATTAGCGAATAATCTATTTTATCGCTATTATCGCATAAAGAATTATAAATATCTTTTGAAATTATAATACTTGTTCCACCAACAAATGGCAGATCAAGTAGTAACTCACTTTTAACAAGTCTACCATCAACAGCATCTCCAGTATTATTAAATTGTCCTCCACAATAAATATTAGTTTGAGGTATATTTTTTAAAAATATTAATAATTTATTAACATCGATTACTGTAGATATATTAGAACGTACACAGAAGTCGAAAGATTTATCTTTACAGAATTTCATGGCAAGTACAGTTTTTTTGGTGATTACGGCTCTTGATTCTACACCATTAATATTTATATCGTGGTTATCAAATTCAATATCAGTATTTATTTTTTTATGATTTATGAAATAGAATTCTATGTTATGGATTTTACTATAATAGTTTAGAAGGAGTTCTTTCATTTTAATATACTCGGGGCTATCTCGAGAGCAAATGATAAGAATGAGAATTTTCATTTATTTTTTTATTAATTTAATAAATTTTTATTTTAAACGGATAACATATAAGCTGGCTTCAAAGTCGCTTTATTTACAATTTCTATAAGATAGTCGGAATTTTTCAACAGGCAATTTGCCACTTTATAAGTTATACGGGTGGGTATTAAATTTGTATAGCAGATGGGGTGTTACTTCGTACGGCCGTAGCTGTGAAGTGCCGTAAAGTTAAGTACACCCCACTGAAAGGAGGTGTACTTAACTTCGGCACTTCACGGTAGACCAATGGGCATTTCAAACCGGCACTTTCTGAAAGAAATTGTGCCGTGATTTCATATAACTCGTTGGTTTGAAAAACCCGGCGGTTTAAATTATCAATCGGTAATAAAGTAACATATTTAATATCTTTTACACCCGTGCTCATTTTAGACCGGTGCGGATTTTAAATTAGCGTTTTTGACAATAATTCGCTAGCGAATTATTGTTAATTAGGCATCATTTTCATCACGCACTGGCAATTCACCAGCCCGATTAAAATCGGCACGGGTGTAAATTCGCAGGTTAGTAGTCAGTACTTCATTCAAAATAGCCACAATTTTGACAATAATTCCTAAGGATTATTGTCAAAAACGGCAATTTAAAATGAGCACTACAAGGGTGAGCAGGGTTATTTGATCTGAAAATTTAAGGTATTTTATAATTTATATTTTGTACTTTATACATAATATAAATTATAAAAATATCCTCTCCTAATTTTCATATAAAATAACCCAGTACGCCCATATTTAGACTTTTTAAATACAATCCGCAATGATGCTTTCTAATATGCCTAAAACATTATCATTATCTTTCAAATCTTCTATTCTTGTAATTCTGTCTGCCTTTCTTATCCCATCAATCTCAAATGTCGCAAACTCATTTAATAGTCTGGTAAATCTTATATAAGCATTAGCTACTTTTCCTTCAACTCCGCTCATTTTACCAGGAGTTAAAAGCGGTCTTAAAGTAGAGCCTTCACCTAACATTAAATTATGAAACGTTATAGCTAAACAATATAAATCGTATCGTTTTAATATGTTATTCCGAAGTTTTTCTGCTCTGTCTTGTATTGTTCTCTTATCAACATTGCGTACACCAGGGGCATATCTAGGGGCTTTTTGGAGTCCTATTTCTAAATTTATTTGAGCTTGTTCTAACAAATTTTTCATACGAGCATGAACTACTATACCTAACTGTGAGTTTGAAGTAAAACTGGTGTTGTGTTTTATAGATTTTAGATTTGCTAAATCAACTATTTTAGCTTTGTATTCTTCCCCATCTTTATTATACATTAAATTATCCAGTTTAATATCCGAGTGAATCATATTTGCCTTACTGATACAGTTTATACCAGTTAAATATCCCCAAAATAATTTTGCTAATGTTTGGACTTTTCTTCTGAAACCATATCCTTCTATATGAAATGCTATATTAGATAACCTATGTTCGATATATTCCATAATTAATACACCAAACCCTTCGAACTGTTTCTTTTTGCCTTCGTCGAACGCAACTTGACTTTCATCCATAATCCCATCTTCAATTCTAATATCCTTTCGCCCTTCTTTGTCTATAAATCCAGTAAAACCCCTGCCATCGAATACTAAATAACCACTAGTTTGTACAAGTCCTATAAGCCTTAGTCCGGCAACTTGAGAAGCTTTACAATGTGCAAGTGTTTTCATATTGTCATATTCCCTTTCTAATTTAATATTTATATCTTTTAACCACTGAACACGATAGGTTGTTGGATCAATTTTATTAAAAAGTATTTTATACGCATTTACAACACGCCTGGCTGGTTCTTGTCGAGTTAAATATTCCACTTTAAGGGTGAAACCATTAAATCCGGAGCCTAAATAGCTTATTATTAAGCTCCCCCTCTGAGCAAGTCCCTTTAAAAAATAGTTTTTAAGAATAATAATATGATTAGTATACCTCTTTAAACCTACTCTTTCCAAAATGTTAGGAGTGATAGGTACAGTAGCTCCCCCCTTTAGCGTTTTGTTTCGCAATAATCGTTTATTTTTACATATTGTTTTTCTCATCTTTGAAATACACAAAGTTTTTATTTTTAGCCAGGTGCGGATTTTGGAGCCTTCACTTTTGAGTTATCCTAAATATTAAAATAGATACCAACCAGTGCTGAATTTAGGTACACTTTAAAGAGTACAACTTTGTACAGCCACCGCCGTGAATGGGCCGTAAACTTAAGTACACCTCTCTGAAAGGGGTCTACTTAAGTTCGGCACTTCACGGTACACGAATAAATCGTATTATCAAGGTCACAAGGGTAGTTTGTTATGAAGAGTAAAGGTATATTATACTGAAAACAAAATAATATAAAGTGAATTAAAGTATCATCCGGGCAATAAAACTTGCCTAATTCGGATATGTCCGCACTTTATTTTATTATTTGGATATGAGTTATTTAAAACTATATTATAATTAAGATGGTTGAGGAACATAAAACCTCAATTAGTCAAAATAATTTAAAATCAGTAATTACATATCTATCTGAAAATAAAACCCGGCGTAAATCTAAAACTATAGATTCGGCATTAAATGGTTTACTTGGCGAAGGCTTTCACGGTAAGACTTACCGTTTGGGTAAACATCTTAGGGGAAACACCTTACAAAAGCATATTCATGACAAAGATATTATTAAAATTAAATTATATACAAGTGATTATACAGAAGAGATATTTTTGACAGATAATAAAGATATTAATGACTTCATCGAATTTATTTTGAATCACAATGAGACTATAGCCAAAGAGTTTAAAAGCACATTTTGGACTACTGGCAGTACGAAGCGTCAGGACTTTGAAGACGAAATTTCAATAAATCGCCGCGTAATTAAATATTATGGAACAAAGGCAACCAAATTTTTAACAGTGACACCCATCACGGGTTTTAGAAATTATAAAGTCATTGGGTGTTATATTAATTTTAAAAAAAAGGATACTTTATATATAGCATTTGGTTCGGAATGTGATAATAAGTATAAAATGAATATAAATAAGCTTGTTATAGATATTTTAGAAAGTTTAGTTATATTACAAGAAGCTAATTACCAACATAATGATATTAAATTAGACAATATTGTGCGTTGTAATGGTAGATATAAATTAATAGACTGGGGGCAAGCCTCGTCGATCGAAGAATTTAAGTTTGGAGATATGATTTGTACAAGCCCAATTAAATGGTACATTAACGGTATGACCGCCTACATATCAAAATATTTAATGGACTATCGCACGGCTATGGTCAATAGCCCATATGAAAAATCAAGTATATTTAGAGAGAAAAATGCCCAAATTATATCAGAATTTAACATAACAATATCAAATAATCCAGATATACACGTTTTACATAATAAATACAAGCGAAATCTAGACGTATTTATGCTTGGAATGACGCTATTACATGCCGTATTTAGATACAACCTTAATTATGAAAAATATCGTTATCTTATTGATAGGATGACTTCGTTAATACATCCATGGTCTTCAGCTAAGGAGGCTTTACATTATACAAAGAATTATTTTAATAAAAACACACAATCTATACGTAGCTTAACACGAAAAAATACAAAAAATTGAAGTCATATGTGACCTTTAACATTCTTTAAAAAGACGTTTAAAATGAACTCCAATAACGTTTTCGCAACACTAATTTCGCAGTACCCCACCTTCGAGGCTCTTCGTGATCATCTGGTCTCTATTGGTGTCCAGATAAACACGAAGGACGGCGACCCACTTGTCATCTTTAGATACAACAGGGAGAAGGCGGACTTGCAGAACCCCACAGTGCGGGCATTTCGCTCTGTTATCTGGGACAGCATCACAAACCGCCCTGTGTTTGTTGCACCCATGAAGAGTGAGGCTACCACCGTTGCTCCTCCACCTGTCTACGACGCAACGTGGGCGGTGGAGGACTTTGTGGACGGCGTTATGGTGAATGTGTTCAAGGACCCGCGTTCGGGTGCCTGGCGTCTTGCAACTCGCAGCCGACTGGACGCCGACAACAAGTTTTACATGTACACGTTTGCGTCGTTGTTCATGAGCACTTGGGCAACTATGTTTCCCGGTGGCGTTGACCTGTCCCAGCTGAACCCTAGCTTCGGCTACTCTTTTGTGCTTCAACACCCGGCCAACCGTATTGTTGTTCCTGTACCATTGCCGATGATTACCTGTGTGGAGATTACAAGCATCAACTCACACGGGCAGCTTATGGTAATTCCAGCAACGCCCCCGTTTCCTTCTCCGCGGCGCTACGCAGTAACTAACGGCGAGCAGTTTGCCCAGCTTCTTGCCCACCTTGACACCCACGAGGGTGTTCGTAGTCAGGGGATTGTCTTGCGTGAGCTTGGTACGGGTCGTCGCTGGAAGGCCCGTACGCACACCTACACCTCTACGAAGCGGCTTCGTGGTAATCACAGCCGTTTGGAGTACGTGTGGTTTGACAACATGCAAAAGGGGACGCTGGATACCTATCTTGCTCTTTATCCGGAGGAGCGGGTTGGTGCCCAGGCGGCACTCAAGCAGTGGTCACATCTGCTTACGGAGATCTACAACTGGTACGTCCACGTGTTCAAGGTTCGCGACGTACCCAAGGACAGCATCCCTTCCCACTATAAGGGTGTTCTTTACGACCTTCACGGAGAGTACATCAAGCGATTGGCACCGGCCAAGTTGTCGTTGACCTGGAACGAGTTCCAGACCGTGATGGCGAAGCAGGATCTTAAGCGGATTGTGTTTCTTGTCACCTTCAAGGCAGGGGCAAACCCGCCTCCTAGCGTGAAGCGGGCGGAGGCAACTAAGGGGGTCAAGAAGTCCAAGCCCAAGAGTGGCACAGCCGGTGGTGGCGACATGTCGGCCACTCAAGAGACGATGGCATCTGCCTAGATTAAATGCGACATACACCAATTAAAACGGGGGTGAATTTTAAAAAGCCAAAAAATACAAGGCCCATTTTTTTTTGTGCTTAAATACATCGTGTATAGAATAAATTTAGAATGTGCGGTATTTTTGCCCTTTTTGGAACGAAGCCACCTTCCGAAAACACTATTAAGGAATGCCTTCGAGAAACTTGACCCCCGTGGCCCTGAGTATAAAAGTCTTGTGAACTATGGAAACGCCTATTTAGGTTTTACAAGACTTGCTATTAACGGACTTACAGCAAACGGAAATCAACCAATTAACCATAAAAATAGTTCTGTTATCTGTAACGGTGAAATTTATAATTACAAAATGCTAGCACAAAAATGGTCAATTGACCTACCCGAAGGGTCCAGTGATTGTCAGGTTCTACCGACATTATTTAAGAACCTAATGCCATCGGAGGCTTGCCGTACCCTAGACGGTGTATTTGCTCTTGTTGTATTAGATTTTGAAAAACAAACAGTCACAGTAGCAAGAGACCCTTACGGTGTACGCCCGTTATATGTGGGCTATGGTGATGGCTTCCAGGCTTTCGCCTCCGAAATAAAGGCACTTACACCTATATGTCATACTGTAATTCCATTTCCACCAGGTAGTTGTTGTACTTATACAATGCCCATAGACACAAATTCTGAAATTATAACAAATGCCGAATCGTATCATGAGATTCCATGGATTAAGAATCCATTATGTAATGATATATATGCGTCAAAATATACTTTATTAAAGGCATTTGAAGCGGCAATTGAAAAGCGGTGTATGTCAGATAGACCCATTGGAGCCTTATTAAGTGGGGGTTTAGATTCGTCGTCAGTATGTGCGTTTATTGCCCGTGTCTTAGCAAAATCTGGACGCAAGCTCGATACATTTAGTATTGGAATGCCTGGTTCTACCGACTTATTATACGCAAAAAAAGTTGCGGAACATATAAAATCCAATCACCACGAAATAACATTATCCCCTGAGGTTTTTTTTTCAGCTATACCAAACGTGATTAGGGACGCAGAAACATATGATATTACATCTGTGCGTGCCTCTGTAGGAAACTGGCTAATAGGTAAATATATAAAGGAAAATACGGATATAAAGGTTGTATTTAATGGCGATGGTTCCGACGAGGCATTAGGCGGATATTTATATTTTTATCGTGCCCCAAACGACGAAGAGTTTGAGTCGGAAATTAACCGTCGCCTCAAGGATATTCATATGTATGATGTTTTACGTTCGGATCGTTCAATGGCGGCACATGGTCTTGAAGCCCGAACACCCTTTTTAGATAAGCAGTTTGTGGCCGCCTGTCGTTCAATCCCGACGAAATATTTACGGCCGACTAAGCAGCAACCCGAAAAATTCATATTACGGTTTGCGTTTGACGGGCAGAATCTATTACCAGAAGATGTGCTCTGGCGTAAAAAGGAGGCCTTTAGTGACGGTGTAAGTGCGTCTGAAAAACCCTGGCATTCAACTATTAATGACTGGGCACGGTCACAAATTAAAAACGTCGACGAAGTTTTAGCAGAGGCACCGAAATTTTTTAATCATAATACTCCAAAAACGGCAGAGGCCTTATATTACAGAATAATATTTGAGCAATTATATGGAAAAAAAGCTACTGAAGTGATTCCATACTTTTGGATGCCTAAATGGTCACCTGAAACCACTGACCCTTCTGCACGCACCCTATCTCTTTACTAGTAATACAATGGTATTATATCAAACAATTGTGCTCGCCCGGATAATACATTGAAGTACACCCATCTGAAAGTGGATGTACTTAACTTTACGGTACTTCACAACTATGGCTCTACAAAGTTGTACCCCCAAAGGGGGTACTTAACTTTGGTATTGACCGGTATAAGGTCAATACCAAAGTTAAGTCGTATATTTTATTCCGACATTTTTATTTACCATATATAGGTATTATCTGTATAAAAGAAATGGTAAAATATCCCGATAAAAATACAAATCCGCAGACGGTTATATTTACCAATTTTTCAGCAAAAAAATTCAATAATAACAAACCATTGAAAGACGAGTATGGAAATATATTTAGCGTAATACTTACTGTGTATAAAGGTGATACTCATGGAAATCCATATAATATAAGTGATAGTAAAAATTACAATGGTTATTTAAATATCCAGTGCTCAGGGAAACTAAATATAGGAATCCCGACAGGTCAACATTATATATCATTTGAAATAAAATTAGATGGAAATACTTCTAAGAACTACAATAAAAAGGGTTTATCAATAAATAATGGCCAAACTACATTGATAAAATTTTACCCAGAAAACGATTGCGATGTAAATATCCCTATTCCAATGAATGACACTGCAGTTTTTTGCGATATATTTATACAATTTCAAATCAATAGTATTATTTACATGCTAACCCCAGAAATAGATAGTTTATCGGTATCATTCTCGAATATTTCCGTTATAAACACGAATTTCAAATTAGTTTCAGATATAAATAAAACATTATTAAATATAAACGGCGAACCATTAACATATGCCTTTAATTTTGCGTTTGATTCTGACAATAAAAAATATTTGATTTTATATGGAGAAGTAATTTCAAGTAAAATAATATGCGATGAACTTGATATAAATCCCTTTTATATTTTTGATAAAGAAAGCAGTATTTCATATACTCAAAAAGCTTATGGTGCTGAGTTTGATTCTGGTTTAGTAGAATACGAATATAATGATACTTGTAAATATGCCTTTTTTCCCCCTTTTGAAGGCGTATCAATATATCCACACGATTTATTTGAAATTGAAGTACATAATATAAATATTGTTTTAAACAGTAAATTTTATAAGTTTACATGTCTAAATAGTTTGGTAAATACGCATATATCAAATACAAGAGGAACTAGATCTTTGGGAACACAACTATCGACAGAAATTTCAAAGCGATTTTATATGATTAGCATAAATACTGACCTTCCCGTAGAGGCACCGCGTCCGATAGATATTAATTTTTCTAGTAATTCAGAATCGACAATTAATATAATACTTGATAGCGAAGAATTCCCACTTGATTTTTCCGATATTAGAATAATAAGTGATAATATAACACTTAACGATGATGTACTTGATATAGTATTTGATATAAATAAAGTTGAGAATATTTATGAAATAACATCAACACTACCTTCGGTTTATATAGGTGATACATTTTATTTTGGATTGATTGAGGTACAAGGCTGTTTAGTCGATGATGATATATATGTTCCATTTGGGTCGTTTTATGATATAAAATATAAGATATTACAGCGAAGAAAGACCAAGCTTACTTAAAATAAAATGGCAAAGATTAGGGAAGGATGTCTTCACCCGCAACTTTACTATCAATAGTATGTTACGGTCTTCAAGATACTAAATTATTTAAACCAAGGGGTCAACCTGATATTAA